CCGGCGGCGTCGACCACGACCACCGGCTGCGGATACGTGCTGCCATCACCGGTATCGACCCCGGTCTGCAGCACCTTGGTTGCGTCACTCATCGGCGGTCACCTCACTTGGCCTTCTTGCCGAGGGCGACGGACACGAACGCCTTCGGGTACTTGACCTGCAGGCCGAGGCGTTCGCGCACGCGGAACGTGATGAGATCGTTCGTGAAATCATCGGAATGCGAGTTGGTGGACTCGGCGCGCAGACCGCCCTTACGGATGACCGCGCCGCCGAGCTTGAACGCGCCGACCAGAGCGGTGCCCTGGGCGATGGCCTCGGTGACCACGGTCTTGAGGCCCCACAGCGGCGGATCCTGCATGATGGTGCCGTTGCCGTACTGGCCGTTGAAGTAGCCGCCGCCGTAGTACTGGCCGTTCGCGTCCTTGGAGAGGCGAATGGCCTCGTAGTCGGCGGGGTTGATGACCAGCGCGTCCGCGCGGAAACCGGTGGCCAGCGCGATCTTGGTGCGGGCCTTGAAGATGCGGTCCGGGTCGGAGTCGGTGTCCTGCACCATCTTCTGGATGTCGCGGGAGAGCAGACCCTTGATGTTCGCATCGGAGCCGTTGCCGGACAGCAGCTGGGTCTCTTCCAGCAGCTGCAGGTTGTAGCGGGCGTGGTTGTTGATTTCGGAGACGATGTAGGAGAGGTCTTCGGCCATGTTGTCGGTGACCTTCCACCAGGCGGCGACCTCCTTGAGGCTGTCGGACTCCCAGCGGGGGGCCGGCAGATGGGTCTGCGGCTTGGCACCGCCCTCGCCCACGGTTCCAGCGCCGCCCTCGAGCGCGCCATAGACGGGGTATTCCACGGTGTTGGCGTTGCCGCTCAGGGTGACGGAGCCGAACAGGTCGGCGACCACGAGCGGACGCTCGTAAGGCCACACGCCGTTCATGTCGATCTGGGTGACGACCGGCTGGTATCCGGTGCCAGCCGTGCCGGTGCCCGCCACGTGCATGTCGGTCGCGGCCTTGAACTCGCTGGAAGCGAACGGGTGCGCCTTGGTGCCGATGACGGTCATGCCGGCCTTCTTCAGCTCCTGCGCGTACAAGTCGCCCAGCGTCTTGGCGGCGGGAGCCGTCTTGGCCTCGGGCTTCACATCGTCCACGTTCAGGTCGTTCACGCCCTTGAACAGGTCGACGCGCTCCTGAAGACGCTTGGCCTCCTCGAAGCGGTTCTTCAGTTCGGTCGCCTCATCATCGGTGAGGTTCTCCATGCCCTTGTCGTACAGGGCCTTGACCGCCTTCTTCTCGGCGGCCAGCTTCTCCATGTAACCCATGGATCATCCTTTCTATTGGTTGTTTGCCAGCGAGAGGAAGTCGCTGATTTCCTTGGCCCACTGCGGGTCAAAACTCTTTTTCGCCTTGCCGTCGTCCGGCTCGGGCTTGTCCGAATCGTCCGGCGTATCGTCGTCCGGCTCGTCATCGGGTTTGGAATCGTCCGGCTCGTCGTCGGGGGTTTCGGTGATGGAATCAAGCAGTTCGCCCAATGCCTCGTAGGCCGTGCGAATCTTGTCCTCGTTGGCCTTGCTGATTGCACGGCCGGCCTTGACCTCGAGCACCTCGGCCCCCTGATTGGCGGCGACCTGCACGAGACTGATCTCAAATAGTTTGAGCTGGCGAATCTCCCGGTAGCCGTCCCAAGGGCTCTTCGCCTCCTCGTTTTTGACCCACGCGGTCTTCTCGGCGATGAAACCAATGCTCATCTGGTGGATGAGGCCACGCTTGAGCAGGTCGTAGGCTCGCTTGCCCTCCGCGATGTCGGTATCCAATTTCGCGGTGATGAGCAGGCCATGCTCGTCCTCCACGGCGCTCAACGTCTCCCCGATCACATCGTTCGGAGAGCCGTCCTTGTGCTGCCAGTGAATCGGAATGCCCGCGCCGCCCGCCTTGAAGTCAGCGGATAAGGTCTGCGCGAACGCGCCCTTGACCACCACGTCGTCGTACAGGTCTTTCTCCCACGTGCTCGCGTAGCCGGAGAACACTCCTCCGCCGCTGTTGTCGGTGGCCTTGAGCTCCTTGAGCTCGTAGCCGAGATAATCAAGACTCATCTAAGGTGTCTCCCTTCGTCATCGAGTCCCATGACGCGCGGAAACCGGCGTCATACGTGTAGAGGCGTTTGAATTCGGCGAGCATCTGCTTGCCGTTCGGACTCGCGCCCTGCTGCGCGTTCTGCGTCTGTCCGCCGTCCTGCGGGCTGGGCTGACCGCCCTCGCTCACGTTGAGCGGGGTTATCAACTGGTCGCCGCCCGGCAGTTTCGGCCGGTCGAGCAGTTCGCGCGCCTCGTCTGTGGTCATAAATGGACGGCCGGTGGCGGTGGAGAGCGCCTGATATTGGGTCTCCATCGTGCCGCGCAGCTTCGCGTCCAGATTCGCCTTGATGTAACAGTCCGGTTCGCCCACAGCCTCGGGCAATGTGAGGTTCAAAGCCTCCTCGAACGCCACCAAGTACGGCAGCAACTCCACGTTCCAGAGTTTTTCTTTGTAGGCGCTGATGTTCGAGTTGGTGCCGGAGCGGAAGCCGATATTCTCCGGGCTGATCTGGAATGCGAGGCACACCTGTTCGTTGATTTTCTCGCGTGCGTCCAGGTCGGCCATGTCCACCGGCTTGAACAGTTCGCCGATGGCGCGAACCTCCATGCCGTCGCGCAGAGGAAGCCATGCACCCTCGCGGCCGCCGCCCTGCTGGTAGTTGCGGAGCGCTTGCACGAAATCGTCGTAATCCTCCTGCGACTCCCACTGCATTTCCTTCGGCCGGTAGATGTACGCGGGTGTCTGCGGACTGTTCTCAGCGACTTTGCGACGGTATTTCGCCATCGCACGCGCCTCGGAGAGCAGGGAACGGAGAACGTTGGTCACGGGGTCTCCGAGGTTCAGGCCGTCGATATAGCCGATGTCAAGCACGATTCGCGGGTCCGGCAGCTTGTAGGTACCGCCCTTGTTGCCGTCGACGCTGCTGATGGTCACGCCGGTGAGTTCGCCGAAACCGTTCGCCGTGAGGCTGTACCCGTCGGCGGGGATGCGGCGAAGCGTGTTCCCGCCGCCAGAACGGTTGCTGCCGAGCGTGCACAGCCACCGGTCTTCCAGCAGCATGTCACGGATGAGTGATGCATAGAAACGGTATCGGCTCATGCCGGGCAGTTCGGAAGGCCGTTTGACCAGTCGGGCCAATGCGCCGTCTCGTATCTCCTCCGCGTCGCCGTCAGCGTTCTTCCGATACACCTTCAACGGCAGAGAGGCCAATTGGCGGGTAATGAAATCGACCACGACGCGCACCGCGTATTCGCGGCAGTACATGCCGTTCACGTAGCCGGCGAAGTCCTCTTCGGTGGGCCAGCTGATGGCCTCGGGCATCGCGTCGCCCACCGTGGGCAACGCGCCGGTCTCCGGCTCCGCGCCCTTCATGGCGATGGCGGCGGGGCCGCGCAGCAGATTATTCAGAAATCCCATACGCAGCCTCCTTGGGTCACGTCATATCAACAGTGAATCTTGATGCCCGTGGAGGGCCTGTACTTCGGTTTCTCCGGCTCGCCGTCCATAGTCTCCAACGCATACAGTGCCTGCGATTCGGCGATGAGGCCGGAAATGTGCATAGCGCTCTGGTTTCTGTCCCACACCTCGACCTCACCCAATCGTCGGGTCACGGCCACGCTCACCTGTTGTTCGATGGCGGGCTGGGGGAGATGGCGGAGTTTGTTTTCCTTCACTCGGTCACGGAAACGGCCGGTTGCGGCTCCCATGCGAAAGCCCTCGATGAGATGCACCGTCCAACCGGCCTCCGCGAGCGGGTCGGCGAAGTCCACGGCCGGGCAGCCCTTGGACTGCAAGGCGATTTCGTGGATGTTCGGCCAAGCCTCACGAAGCATTTTGAGGTATTTCGGCACCCAGAGCATGCCGTCGCGGCGCACAATCAGTTCGACGTGCGGCAATCCGTCCTCGCGGTAGCCGGCGGCGGCGATATAGGTGGTCTCACGGTCGGCGCTGGTGTCCACGGAAAGCACTACGCGCCCGTCATCGGGGATACGGGACTTCGGGTCGATGCCGCGCTTCCACAGCTTCGGGTTGATGTACGGCGTGATGTCGGCCGTCACCCACTGGCACAAGACCTCGGTGCGGTACGCGGCTTCGGTCATGCCGTTGATGTCGGCCGCGATACTCCGATACGTCATCGGCCCGTAACCCATGGAGGGGTTCGCCTGACGAATGCCGTCGAGGTCATCCAGCTCGCATTTATCCGGAGCCGACCACTCGAAATACCCATAGGATGGGTCGTGCTCCTCGGCCCATTCGTCCGGCGACTGCTTGCCGGTTTCAACCGAAGCGTTCCACGAATCCGCCAGGGCACGTCCCTCGTCGACGACTCGGCGCAGCACGACGCTGCGATAGTCGCCCGCGTTCGAGATACCCCACAACTGACTGGACCAGATGGCCTTCGTGGTCTGACTGACCGCGTTCCAGCCATCGTCGGTGTGCTGCTCTCGCAACTCGTCGAACACGACGCGGCTGGCGCTCTTGGAACGGATGTTCTTGTCGGCGCGCACGATGTACTGCGCCTTGTTCCGGCAGATGATCGCTTCCTCGCCGTGCGAATTGTTGACGCGCTGCACACGTTTTTGCAAAACCGGAACCGCAAGAGCGGCCTCGCCCTCGGAAGCCGGATTCGGATTACACCAGTTCAATACGGCCTGATATGGGGCGCGCGCGTTATCCAACGTCTGCGCGGCACCGACCACGAGAAACTTCCACGCCGGCGACAACTCCGGGTGGCGAGCGGAGTTGACGAACAGCCACCACGCGCACAGTACGCTCATGAGCGTGGTCTTGCCGTTCTGGCGCGCGACCTCGGTGACAACTCGGCGGAACCGGTAGGAGCCGTCCGGCAGAAGCTCAAGCCCGTGGATCAGCAGCCATTTCTGCCACGGGAAAAGATGCACGTGGAGAAACTTTTCGGCGAACTCGATGACCGCGTAGCCGTTTGATGTTTCCGGCGTCAGTTCGCGCAGCGGGGGAGTGAATATGCGTGGCGTGGTGATGCCGTGGGCATCGTCGTTGATTTCGCCGATGCCCATGACGCCTCCTAGCTGATTTTCGCCAGATACTCCTCAAGCTCATCCGCCACCGGAGTCGCCTCGGGCTTGGCGGCCTTGCCCCTCGCCGGTTTCGCCGGCTTCTCCTCCTCGGGAACCAGTCCGAGAGCCGCGCAATATTTCAGGAACGTCGGCAGCGAGGTATTGTCGTTCTGCGGCACAGCCGGACGGGTACCCTTTCCCTTCGCTTCGGCGTCCGATATGGCCTGTTCCGCCAATTCGTCCCAATGGTCGATTTTCCATGCAAGGGCCCGGGCGGCGGCGACCGTGGCTGCGTCCTTCGCGCGCAGATGCTTGGCGTTGCGCAGCGAACGCTCCAATGCGTCGGCCACCGTTTCCTGCGGAAACTGTTTCGGCATGGAACCTCCTTCGCGCGCGACCCCGGCCGAATATCGAATATTTTTCGGAGGGAGAGGAAGAGCGGCCATGCGGGTCGTGTCCCGCCCGTGGCCGGTTTTGGGATTCTACCGCCCCTCCCGGTGGTTGGTCAGGCGTTGAACGCGTCGATGAACGCGTTGACGCCGTTGGTGAGTCGTCTGGTGAATGCTTGACCGTCGACCTTGGGTATGACGACGGTGCGTCCGTCTCCCGAGACCGTTGGTTCGAGGTTGATTGGCAGGTCCACGTCGATCTCGCCTAGGTCGTAGTCGGTGTTGCTGTTGGACAGGCTGGCGCTGATGTGGAGCACGATGGGATAGGTTGCTTCGCGGACCGTTTCGCCGTTGAATGTCTTGACTGGTTCATCGATGTCCATGAGCGTTGGGCCTCCTATGCTGTTTTGATCCATTGTCTGCTGAGTGTGCCGATTGGTGTGGCTGGGTCTTTGTTGCCGCGCAGGTTGTTGCATTGTGTGTGTGATGGGCGGAAGCCTGCGGGGTCGTGTTGCAGGTCTGGTCGTTTGGTGACGGGATAGAAGTGGTCGAGGTTGAAGCTGTCGTCTGTGGTGTTCTGTGGTGCGTCGTAGTCGATGGGCATTCCGCAGAGCCAGCATGGACGGTGTTCGCTCTTGCATTCGAGGAAGAATTTCTTGCGGTCTTTTTCGAATTGGCGTCCGCCTTTGCGGACTTGGCGGCTGTAGCTGACCATGATGCCGTCACCCCGCAATCATTGGAGAATAGGTGTCCCTCGCCTCGGATTCGAACCGAGACTGTATCGGACTTGAATCGGATGCCTCTGCTGGTTGGGCTAGCGAGGGGTTGAAATATCAGGAGTTTTCGGCGTGTTTTGTTGTGCTCTCCTTGCATATCTATAGTAGTTGTGTTACTGTAGATATATCAGCAGAAAGGAGGTATCCGATGAGCCCAAAGGATTGGTTTGATGTCATCAACGGCATCATCGCCAACGTCATCGCCGCAGCCGCGCTAGCCATCGCAGTCAAGCGAAGACCGAAGCACAAGAAGTAAAAAAGGTTCCGGCTAGACCTATTAGCCGGAACCTCCCGCCAATCCTATCCCATCGGAGAACGCATCATGAGAACATCACTGATCTTCGGAATCGTCGCCGTGGTATTCGGTGCCGTGGCCTTGGTCGGCGCACTGTCCAGCAGCCCGATAGTATCGGGCGGCTTCGGTCTCGCGGCCGGAATCATGGGTCTCGCGGCCGGAATCATCAACGGCAAGGACGGCGACAATGGCGACTGAATATCTCGGCGTCAAGCAGGTCGCAGAACGCCTTGGCATCACCAGTGGCGGCTTGCTCAACCTCAAGCTCCCTGAGCCCGACGCCACGATAGGGCGCACGCGCGGCTGGTTGCCTGAGACCATCGATGAATGGAACGCTCAACGTCCGGGACGTGGTGTCGGAGGGGGGAGACCACGCAAAAACAAAGCATAGATACGCGAAAAACCCAGCCACATGAGCTGGGTTTTTCGACACTTCTGCCACTGCAATTGTGTGTGACAAACAATCATTTGTCAAGCTGGCCGGCGATGACCTGCCGATACACATCACTGTAGGGGATCCCCTGCGGGGTGCGTGAGACTTGGCCTCGCTCCACCCACTTGCGTACCCGCGACGCCTTGAGGGTTATTCCGGCGTCGGTGAATGCCTTGGCGATGTCCGCCGCAGACCCGCGCCTGGAATCATCCCAACACAACGTCTTGAGCCTACGCAGTTTGACGGTCTGCGCTCGCTGCTCGCGACCACACAACGGGCATATCACCCACTGGTCGTTTTGGCCAGCGGTGAGCATCGTATTGCACAACTCGCAGGTACCTATCTCGCGGCGTTGCTCCGGCGGGTCCAGCGCAGCATCGACTTTGCGTGCGATGCCGTCAACGACGTGCATGTAGAAGCCCGCGTCCGCGAACGTGGCGAGCCTGGGGTGGCCTGCGCATGCGATGAGCGTGGCCTTCAGATCCTCGTTGCGTTTGTCTTTGCGCCAGTCCAAGGCGTCGATGCCGTCGAGGCAACGCCATAGTTCACGGGCCGTGGCGTCGAGCATGTCGATCAGGTCGAGCACGTCCAAGCGTATCGGCGTCGGGGGAGTGGCCGTCTGGATGCGCACGGGCGAATGCCCGCCCGGATGCAATGTCGCGTCGAGGCTGTCATACAACGGCGTGACATCACGCGCCAAGCGCAATAATGTGCCTGCGAAGCGCATCTCGCACGTCTCGCACAGCGAACACCCCTCTTCGGTCATCGTCCTGCAGTTCTGGCAGTTCATGCTGAGCCCCTTCCGGCTGGTCGGCTAGAATAATGCTTGGATCTCATCGCCCTGGCCGACCTTGTTGGTTGGGGTTTTCTCATGTTTGAGCTGGCTGTATGGCATATTCCAGATGCGTTTGAATTCGGCTATCTCCTGTTTCGATAGTTTCGGCCCGCCCCACGGTTTGCCCGGCGGCCGCTCGCGGCTTGGTGGTTTGAACGGTTTGACGCTTATCCGGGCGAGATGGCACATGTGCATGGCCAGATACTGGCCGTCCGGCATGATGCCCGCGCTTCCGCAGGTGCTACGGAGCAGCGGGTGGCCGACGGAGGGAAGCCACGTGACGCGGGTCAACGGCCGGCCGAGGATTATCGCCACGGTCAGGTCGTCACCCGCCACACACCCGTAATCCCACGACTCCCACACGGTTTCCCGATCCTCGATGACGTACAGGCCGCACCCCTCGCAGACGGTGACAACGAGGGGACTCGTTTTCGGGATGAACGCGCGAAGCCATGCTGGTTTGCGTTCACGGGCGCGTGGCCTGCTCACTCCTCCATTGCCTTTCTTCTTGCCGCGTCGAACGCGATTCTGATGATGTTCTCCAACCACGCGCCGGGGAGCGTGATGAACTTTCGGGTTTCGGCCATGGCGGCGGCAATCTCCTCTTCGGTGATTCCGCGTGACGCTCCGGCCTTGTATCCTCGTCCCCACGCCCACTGCAGGCCACTGTCGATGTACGACGGGTCACGCTGCTTCTGCGCCTCGATTTCACTGCTGATGATGCTCATTCGTTTCCTCCGTTTCGTCGTTGAGTGCCGTTTCGATTCGTATGCACAGGTCGACGGCTTGCTGCCATCCGTTCCGATAGCCGATGACGAACGCCTCGGCCGGACTGTCGTTGCCCAGCCCCGATGAGGCCAATGCGTCGAGGGCCTGTTGGGTGAGGTCAATCGGTTCGGCCATGGGTCAGTCCTCCCATTTGATGTCCTGGATTTCATGCAGCACCGCTTCGCAGGCGGTGATGAGTACGCTGAGCATACGGCGGCCGTGATGTCCTCTCCGGTCAAGGTTGAACAGGACGGGATGGCCTTGACTCCACTGGTCGATGCCGATGGAGGCGATTGGGATGGTTTCGACCAGATTGGTGTCAGCATCCTCACAGCGGTATTGGATGGTGACGGATTCTTTCATGCTTCCTCGCTTTCAGTCGTGTAACAGTTCGCGTCGAGCCAGTCGGCGATGACGCGGAAGTCCTTGGCCCATTGGATGCGGTTTTCCCGCTCCCGCTCGTCCTTGGGAGCTGGTTTCGGCTCATTGAGGTTGAGCAGTCCGTATTCGGGTTTCTTCAGATAGTGGCAGCGGGCGCGTCCGCGTCCCTTGCCGGCTTGCTTGTAGTTGATGAGCTGGAGTATGTGCAGCATCTCCAACGCCTTGGTCGGATCGAAGTTCGGGGTCTCAGAATCCGCATCGAAGCGCTTTCGAAGCTCGGGCGTGGTTCCCTCTCCATTGCCAAGCTCCCATGCGGTCGCTTCGATCTGCTCCCTGAATGTGAGTGCCATCTTCCGGTCTCCTTTCTGACGTTTTCTTGGTTGGGAACAACTAGTGTCGTTGACGTGCTTTTTTTGCTGTTCCGGAGGGCCGAGTCGCAGTTGTTCCCGCACCCACCCACACACGTAGTGTGGGTGGGGAGTGCTGGGAACAGCTGGACATCGCTACTCCAGTTGTTCCCGGAACAACTCGGAACAACTGGGAACAACGGGAACAACTAGATTTCGAGATGGTTTTCCTTATCCAATTCGTTCGCCTCCTCCCTGCTCATCCGGTCCACGAAAGCGTCCGATTTCGGGTCGTTCATCTGCCGGTATGGTCTGACGCTGGCGTAGATGTTCCGGTTGTTTCGTCCGGAGCGGTTGCTGATCCACTCGCCCTCGAGCAGCCGGTTGATGGCGGTGAGCACGGTGGTCTTCCGGGCGCTTGACCCGTCGTCCTTCAGCAGTTCGATGATCTCGGTCTGGTTCGGCTCCTCGGGCGCGTTCTCGACGATCCGGCTGATCTTCTCCATGAGCCCGGTTGGCCGTTCGAGGCCGCGCTGTCGCGTGGTTTCATCGCTGGGCATCATGTTGGGGCGTGCGATGGTGACGCGCATGAGTTTCGGATCCGTGCTGTTGATTTCGATGCGTGCGGCTTCGCGCAGGTGGCTGCCGTTGCTGCTCCAGTTGACGGCGCAATGCTCCTCGATCTCGCTGATGCGGTCCTTGCCTGATTTGATGACGATGGTGCCGCGCACGCCCTTGCCGACTGGTTTGGTCATGTCCACCGAGTAGCTGATGCCGTCGATGAGTGCGAGTTTCTGCATGCTGCCGCCGGCGTAGCGGCCCCGGTTGTCCTTGCTTTTGACGACGTGGTCGATGAGCACGACTGCTGGCCCACAGGCGCTGATGAGTCGTGGCATGGTGTTGTACCAGGCGGCGATGTCGTCACCGCTGTTGCTGTCGAGGCCGGCGTAGGCGAGGCAGCTGGTGACGCCGTCGATGATGGCCAGCGTGGCCGTGTCCGCGTAGTCGAGGGTTTCCTTCCAGCCGTCGAGGCTGGTGGGGCTGCTCGGCTTGGCGCTGGGCCGCACGTAGTGTAAATGCTGCACGATCTGTTCGCCGGTCACGCCGAGCAGCAGGAGACGCTTGACGACGTTTCTGGCGGAATCCTCATAGTCGATATAGATCACGTCATGTCCCTGTTTGAGTTCCTGGGCGGTGGCGATCTGGGCGAGCATGCTTTTGCCGCAGCCGGGTTCGCCGTGCAGGTCGTTGACCGCGCCCCTATAGAAGAGGCCTTGGCCGTCCTCTCGTTGGAACACGGTGGGCGTGGGCGGCAGTTCAATGCCGGAAGCGAGCTGGGTGAGGTCTTCGAACTGCCAGCTGGAGGAGGCGTTTTTACTTGCCTCGTGACTTTCCATTGAACCGTTTTGAACCGATGCGACGGGTGTTGAACCGGCTTGAACCGGCATTGTTCCAGTGTTTTGAACTGCTTCCGGGTGACTTTCCTCCATTTGACTCGCAGCCGCGTTTTGGGTGAGTTCGTCGAACTCGCCGGGCGTCATGCGTTCGATTTTCGACTGCTCGCACGGATCCACATGCGATTGCACGCCGTTGACCTTCTCCATCGCGCCACTGAGAATGCTGGCCCATTCGCGTGCCGCCTCACGCTCCTTGCCTTGACGGTCGGGGGCCACCTCGGCGATGAACCGTGGCTTCAATTGGTTGATGGCGTCGAGAGCCCCCCGGTGTCCCTCCTGCGCGAAGTTAACCAACGCCCAGACGGCCTGCAGCGTGGTGTCATGCCTTGAGCCTTTGCTTGCCGGGTTGGCGAGCGTCTTGTTGAGGAACGTGTTGACCGCCTTGCACATGCGGTCGTCGTATCCCCTCGGATTAGAGGCGATTGGAGTGGTCGACGGGTTTGAATGTGTCAGGTTCGCCATGCTGTCGGGTTTGCGCAGGTAGTCCACCCACTTCCATGGCAGGGTCGCCAGATCGCTGATGCGGGGGAGCGTGCTGGCAACCCTGCCGCTGGGCGTGTACCAGCAGTACATTTCGCCACTCGGGTGGATCGACGGCCAGACCACGGAATACCGGTGGCCGGGTTGCAGGATGTCGACGCCCTCGATGGCGCCGCCCTTCCACGCGAGGCCTTCGGGCACCTTGTAGAACAGGTGGCGTGCCGGACTGTCGATGCCGTGCGCCGTGCTGCTCCACGTGGCCGGAAGCATGCCCAGTTCCTGAGAGAGTTCGCTGATGCCTTTCGCCCCGTCCGCCTTGACCTGATGGCCTTGTGCGGCGTCGATGTCCAACACCAATACGCCTTCGGGGATGACGATTCCCGTGTTCGCGTCCGGGGTCGCCTGCGACCAGACCTGTACTTGTTCGTCGGTGACGGGTTTGCGGCTGCGTCCAGTGAAACCGCTGGGCGGCGGGGTCTTGCGGCCTTCCGGCAGGGGGATGACCTGCATCCAGCCCGCCGCACGGTACAGTGGCGCGGCTGCCGCGTATCCGTAGATGTCGGTCATCCTTGAAACTCCTTTGACGTGATGTGAATATGTGTGGTGCCGTGCACGCCTTTGCATTCGTGCCGGCCGCTTGGATACGGCTACGGCGGTCGGGACTGGACTCAGTCCTTGTCGGAATCCTTGCTCTTGTGCCAGCCCAGGAGCACGAGTCTCACGCTCATGAGCTGGAGGCTTTCCGAGTCGACGTCACGGAAACCGTCCTGATCGGAGGCGAGGGAATCCATGTCTTTCATCAGCTCGAGCCACTGGTTCTACAGGTGTTTCAGCAGTTCGTCCATCAGAATTCACCGGTTTCCAATTGCTGTTCCGAGCCGCCGTGGTTCTGCGGCTGCGCCTGGTCGGTGACGGCCGTCACCGCTTCGACCGGCACGCCCAACAAGGCGGCGATCTCCTGCGGCGGCTTGCCCAACGCCTTCAACTGGTTGACCTTCATCGGATCCACCTGCTGCTGGCCGAGCTGCACAGGCTGAACAGATTGCTGCTGGCCCTGCTGTGCGGGCGGGTTCCACGGGTCGGTTGGGGCCGGCTGATACCCCTGATTCGGGGCCTGTGCCGCCTGCTGTGCGGCGTACTGCTGCTGCGGGTAACTTTGCTGGGGCTGCTGCTGGAAGGGCTGCTGTGCGGGCTGCTGGGGCTGGCCCATGGCGAGATCGGCCGGCGACTGGTGTTCGATCACGTATTCGAACAGTTTCGGCGGCTGTGGCAGATTGCCCTGCGGCCCGTAGCCGGTGAACGTGGCCGTGAACCGGTCGCCCGGTTTGACCTCACCGGCCTTCTTCAAACCGGCGTTGCGCAATGCCTGCAGCCATGCGCGGCGCTGCACGCCCCACCCCTTGATATAGACGGTGCGGCGTCCGTCATCATCCTCCACGTTCGGGTCGATGATGCCGGTGTCGATGGTGACCAATACCTGCAGGCGAGGCGAGCCGTCGTTCCAGAACGCCGGCTGCTTGGTCTGGAAGTCACGCACCTGGTTCGCGGTCACGTTCTCGATGATGCCGGTCACCCTCGTGCCCGGCATGCTGTCCTTCGTGAACGCGGACTTGCCGGACTGCGAGTCGATCTGGTTGAGCATCTGCTCCGCGCTCATCTTCGGAGCCATCGGAGCCGGCTGATAGCCGCCATACTGCTGCTGGCTGTAAGCCTGCTGTTGCGGATATCCCTGCTGGGGATAGCCGTACTGTTGCTGTGGTTGTTGACCGAACATTGCGTTTCCTTTCGTTATTCGGTGAACTGGTATTCGGATTCGATTAGGGGGATGAGTTGGAGCCATTTGTCGGGCACGTCCGGCCACGGCTTCTCGTCGAACTCGGGGAGCGCGCTCATGTCCGGCCACACGCGGCCCTTGCATGAGAAGCACTTGTCGGGGCCAGCCGCGGGCAGTTGCTTTATCCAGCTGTCGCGCACCTCCGCGCCGTCCGCCTGTTCGATGATGTCCATGAGGTTGACGAGCAGTTGGGCTCGGGCCAACGCCCATCTGCCGGGCTTCGCGTCGAACCTGGTCTCCCATGGCAATGCGTCACCCAACGAGGTCTTGTTGCGGGGCAGGAAGTAGATGCAGTTGCGTTCCACCCGCTCGCCCTCGTTCTGCAGTCCCATGCCGTAGAGCGAGGCCTGCACCCGATACTGCTGGCTGGGGCCGTGCGCCTTGACCTTCGTGACCGTGGTGTTGCCGACGATCTTCCAATCGATGGTGCTATGGGTTTTGCGATCCCAGAGGTCGATCGATCCGGTGACGTCGTAGCCGCCGTGGAGGCCCTGCAATCGGCCTACGGTGACCCGGTACTCCGGGCGCCACCGTTCCGCGAGACAGTGCACGTTGTCCTCGCTCGTGTACGGGAACTGGGCCGCCGGCTCCCCGTTCAGCTCTCGGAACATGGTCTCGAAATGCGCGTGCACGCATGTGCCGATGAACGGCAGCCAGCCCGGGGAGCGTCGCTCCGGCCAGCCCGCCAGTTTGGCTGCGAGACAGTGCACGCAGTCCGTTCCCAGTTCGGATGGGCCTATCTCACGTTGCAGTTCGCGTGGAGCGTTCTGGATGTCGTCCTCGATGAGCTGGCGGATCTCCGGCCATAACCTGGGTTCCTCCATCGTGTCCGCCCGTGTTTTCGGCGTGACTGGCGGCTTGCCCATGCCGGGTGCCGACTGGGTCATGGGCGGTGTGTCCACTGGTATCGCGTCACCCTGCTGCTGGGCTTGTGCGACGGCCAATACCGCCTCATTCATGCTCACGGTTCTTCACCTCCTTCAAAAACTCGTTGATCTGTTTCTTGATGTCCGTGAGTGCGGTCCGGCTGAGCCGTGTGATGGCCACCGCCTCGTCCGAATTGTCGAAGCGCAGCGTGTAGGTGCGGTCGCCGTCCTTCGCGATGGTTACCGGCATGCTGCCGAAGGCCATCGAATGCACGGGGAAGCCGGTCTTGCCTTGCGTCTCCAGTTCGCGTATGGCCTTGTGGATGCGTCTGGCGACGGTGAGGCCCAGCTCGTCGAGCTGCTCGGAACGGATGACGTACAGGTCGTCGGTCAGCTCGTTGCCGTCCTCGTCACGCAGGTCGTAGTCGGCGATAACGCTTTCCACGATCTGGGCGATGCCCAGGCTGGACAGTTCCGCGCTCATGAGACCACCACCATAGGCTTGCCGCTCATCGCGTAATCGGCCACCGCGTCCGCCGACAGCAGCTTCTCCAACTGGCTGAGCGGGCGCGGCCGCAACTGGTAGGCTCCGGGATACTTGGTGGCCGGGTAGGCTTTTTCGAACGTGCCGGCGTTGATGCGGCGCGCGCCCGGCTTGACCTGCACCTTCAGGTTGCCGGCCTGGTAGGTGCCGACCGGATGCGAGTCGAGAATCAGGGATTTGAGATTGTCGATTTCCTCCTGTCGGCTGGCGATCTCGGCCTGCAGTTCGACGATGCGCGCCGCCTGCGCGGCGAACAATCCTTGGCGCAATTCCCCGTCCGGGTTCACGGCCTCTGTGTTTTCAATGGTTGATGGAGTCATTTGATGTGCCTTTCACGATGATTTGGGCGTAGGTGGGATACCACGCCGTCTGATGCTTGGTCTGGTTCGTGTGCCGGTTGCAGCAGGTGACCGCCTCGTCCAGTCCGGTGGGCTTGCCGAGCGGCCCGCATGTCCTGCAACGCGGCATCCAAAGACGCCGGTCAGGCATCCTGCCTGTCCTCGGAGGTGAGTCGCAGTCCGGCGATGACGTCCGCCGAAGCGTCCGGGTTGCGCAGCAGCTTCGACACGGCCGCACCCTCCTTGACGGTCAGTTGGGCGACGGCGATGGCCGTCACGACGGCCGTATGCTGCTCGTTGGTGAGTATGATCTTGTCGGACAGCAACAGTTTGGTGGCCTTGTCGATGAACGTGGATGCGGCGTTCGTGATCCCGTTCGCGGTCGGCACCAGGGCCGCCAGTTCGAAGCTCAGGTCCTCGTCGGATACGAGCGCCTGTTGCACCATGCGTGGCTCGTTGATCGGCTTGCTCATGATTGTTCTCCTTGCTTGTTCGGCTCCCATTCCGGGAGCGGCTTGATACGGATAGAGAGGTGCGGCTCGTACTCGTGCCCGCAACACGTGTAGGGGTCGCCGCTCTTGCGCTTCCGGTAGCGGCCCTTCGACCCGTAGACCCATAGGTCGGGCATCCGCTTGCTGGCGTGGGATTCGACGACCTGCGCGTCATCCACGTAGGCGACGCCGTTCAATGAATCCAAAACCAGCTTCAGCAGGTTGTCGAGGTCGGGCCGACCCCTATGGCTCATCCAGAATTCGGCCTCCAACCTGACCGGGCACTGGTATGGTTTCGCCTGCGGGTATTTCAACCGGAATTCGGCGAACAGGCGTTCCTCCGCCCTGACGGTGCGTTTCGGAGTGATCGCATGCCCGTTGTAGACGCGGGGCCTGCCCTTCGGCACCGGGTCGCCCGGCAGACAGAGCGTGAACTCACTTGGCTGTTCCATCGCCGCCCCACTTCAACAGGATTCCCACGAACACGAGCGGCAATGCGACCGCCAATGCGAGCGAGCCGGTTATCATCCACTGCGGCGTACCCACCGGACTTGGGATGCGGCTGTGCGTGCCGGCGAAACCGACCAGCCAACCCTCGCAGAACGTGAGAGCCAGTAATACGGCCGATTTCTGCCCGTCCGTTAACCTCGGCCGTGGTCGGCGCATACGCTTCTTTTTGCGCAATGCTTCGATGCTCATTCCGCAACCTCCTTGCGCTTGCGTTGGATGGCACGCAGCAGGGTCAGCGACTGGCTGAGGATCATCGACGCCTCGAACGCCAACGGGTTCTCACCCAGCTCGAACAGCGCGTGTTCGAGAGAGCCGGCCGCGTCATGCACGTCACTGGCCACATCGACGGCGTGCTGCCACTGATCGACCGGATGGAACAATCTTTCCTCCACGGTGTCCTTGTCCGGATCGCACACCGGACAATCGCACTTGCCGGTTTCCGGCTGGCGCGTCTCCTCGTCCAACTCCTTCTCCAACTCAGCCTCTCCTCCCTCAAGCAGCTGCTCCATGAGCTCCTTGAATGACATTCCCTTCGGGATCTCGACGCCGATGGCGTGGATTCCGCTAACCTTGTTGTTTGACATCACTTGTCTTCCTTTCAATGTGATTGGTGATGTTGGTGCCGGCGTGAACCTTGGACAGTGCGACGCCGGCACCTTTTCTCCCGGTTTCGAATCCGGGAAACCCTTATTCGCCATGGACCAGCTCCCTGCGGGTGATGGCGCACCTGTTGTTCCGGTAGTCGATGACCTCGCGTGGATCCCACACCAGCCGACGGCCGATACGCTTCGGAGCCGGCGGGTATTTCCCGCCCCACCGGTCGTAGCAAGACCAGATGTAAAGAGTGCTCTTCGAAAGATTCAGGAATTCCGCCACCTTGCCAATGGGCCAACCGTCCTGTGCTTCTATCTGCTTGGACATGATTCACCACGCTTCTTGGCGAGCAGGCCGCGCCAGTCCACGGTCGACGCCCACTCGAATACCCGCAGGTAGTCCGCAAAAAAAAACGCGGAGAACATCGATGGAATCCAGATAGGAGTGCAATACGTCCTTCGCTTCCTTCAGGTCACCGAACGTCCATTCGCTCCAATCGGGATAGAACGAACCGGTCACCCCGTCGAACGTGGAATACGTCAGGTCGAACCACAAGTCGAACATAGGAACCTTCGCTTTGAACACCGTCAGGAACAGGTCGGCCTCATCGTTCGGATCACATACCAATTCCATGGGGAAGGAATGTCTGTAAGAGTCCGACACGATAGGGTGGGTGAGAGATAGACGAAGATTTTTCTCAGGGAGAGCGCCGGCCATCACGCACCCGCTTTCTGACTGAGCTCATCCCATGCCCGGTCAAACAAGGGGCGATCTTCTTCCGTGTAGGCGTAGACCTGAATGATGTGACCGTTCGGCAGTGTCAGATCAGCGCGTTGTGGGTCTCGACCGTTTCGCTCTCGATATGCGGCCTTGAGCTTCTTGCCGAATGTGCCACTCTTCGATCGCAGCTGCTTGGCGCTCAGATTCTTCTCCCGTAGATAGTCCTGTGTGTACAGGGGACGGGTCTTCGGGTCGAGCTCAGGTAGTTCCCCCAATTCCCGTGCGATCACGATGCGCGTCTTCGCTTCGAGGAAATCCGGGTGGACGATGCCCTGCGAAGCCTTCAACAGTTCGACTTGCATCATGCGCTCATGGTGAGCCGCCTCAAGCAGGTGTTGCGGACGCTGCACCTCGTATCTGCCGGTGCGCATTACGGTCGGCACTAGTTCGTGGTTCACCCAACGCTGGAACCGGATGACCATGTTGCGCGTGGCCTCGTCCTTGACTGCGCCGGGGCGGCGATTGTTCAAGGCGTGGATCAGGCCGGGCAGCGTGATGACGCTCATTTCTTGTTCTCCTCCAAGGGTGGGCACAATGTGCTTACCCTTTTCATCGGAGTCAAGATTGCGCAACATGTCCTTCGCGCTCTCGTATGCGAGTTTCTTCGCGATGGGGCTGGCGACGAACACCGGCTCGTCGGTGTTGCAGTCCAGTGCGGTGACCTCCGTATCTTCGAAACGAAGGGTCTGCAATGCGTTGCTCATTTGAGACCACCGTCCTCTGCTTCCACGGTTTCTACCTGTTCAATGCTTTCGATGTTGTTGAATGGAACGATTGTCGTAAGGGGTCCATCGGAGGAAGCCCCGTCTTTGTCGAGCCATTGGACTTCGTAGAACGCGAAGCCGACGCCGGGGAGGACATCCACGTCAGCTGCGAACAGCTGACGGTGCCCCTTGAACCCGGTCTTGAGCAAGGTTGCTACGCAGGGGAAGTTGTCGCTCCACCATGAGGGGAGGTCGAGGGTTTCGATTTCCTTGTTGTCGGTTAGAATGGTGTTGTTCATTTGAACCTTCTTTCATTTGATCTCGGCATCCGTGGCGGCGGATGCCTTTTTTATTTCCTTGCTGTCTTCGGTCTCCACCGTGTTTGCAGTCAGCCAATCTTCGATGTCGCTTTGTCGGTACAAAACCGTTCGCGGCGTCGCTTGGATGTAGCGGGGGCCTTTCTTCTGGTAGCGCAGCTGGGCCAGATGATTGGGCTTGAGCCCGTAGTTCTCGAACACCTCCTTGGGGCTGAGAGTCGGACTCATAGCAATTGCCGGCATTATCAAAACCTCCTTTCACAAGTTGTCGTTATGAGAACGTGATTAACAAGATAGCACAGAGTTTCAATATGACAACTTGTATTTTGCCTTTTGGCGTGTCGTGTTGTTAAATTGAGAACATGAGAATTAATGAAGCCATCTACGCTTATATAGATTCAATGAGAGCCGCCAAAGGCTTGACGTTGGATCAAATCGCGACTGAAGCGAGACGCTATGGAGCGACTTGGACACCGGGATTCATTTCGGGCATGAAAAGAAATGCTTCTGCAGCCTCATTGTTCAACATGCTGATTCTTGTCAAGTCATTGGAGTCGCTGACGGGGAAGCCTCTTGTGCTCTCCGATCTTTTTCCCGGAGAAGGAGAAATTAAACTAGACGGAGGGGGTTCGATCAGTAGAGAGGAACTCCGCAAGGCGCTGAATGGAAATCATTTTGAATTATTAGGAATTCCGCCCAAAAAAATGTCTGACGATCCGGTGATACAGCAGCTTAATCAGGCGTTGCTGAATTCTATTCCGAACATCATGGCAAAAGTGTCAGAATATCTAGTATCGACAGCGCTTAACGGACCAAGCAAGATACGTAATGAGATGACTCATCATTCTCCCACGTTATCCGAACAAAGAGCAGCTGACAAAGTCGGTATTACAGCACCTGCCTTTGCCGCAATCTGTCTTCTGCGATATGGTCGTTTTCTTGATGAGGAGACTGCGCGACGCGCTGGGCAGAATTCTTCGCCGCAAAAGCGAGGACGGGAGACCCGTGGAGTCATAGAAGAAATTGATTTGTGCATTGACCATATGATTAACGATGGGCCAATTGGTTTTCCTGCTTTGCGGGATAGCAACTCCACCGATTTAACAACTCATGATGACGAGCAGTCTCGTGTGGCTGAGACTCTCAATAAGCTCAGGCGCGGCGATCTCGATATCGCCGCCTATGAGGACGAGCACAAGTTTGATGGCGATGGAGACGACCCCGCATGACGGATCCGCTCCCGTTGTCGCCGCGCATGAGCTACGGGCAGATGCGCATGGCCCTCTATCAGGTCGCGCCCGACCTGCACGTGGCCAGCGCCCGTCTGCCCGGCAAATTGGACGGCGTCTACTGCCTGTCCACGAACACCGTGCTCATCGACCGGCGCATCACCTACACGCGCAAACGCTGCGCCCTGGTGCACGAGCTCGTCCACTGGCGACATGGCGACGACACCACCCACGGCTGCCTCGGCGGCAAAAACGAGCGGCGCTGCCGGCGCGAGACCGCCATGCTGCTCATCAACTCAGCCGAATACGCCTTGGCGGAACGAATGTACGACGGCAACCCCTATCAGATGGCCGCCGAACTCAACGTGACCGTACAAGTCGTAGAAGATTACAAGGACTGGCTGCACGACAGTGTGGTCGTCTGAAGAAAGTGGGAGATAATTATGCGAACATTACGAAAGATCATCGGCGTAATCTTCTATTTGATCGCGGCGGTTGCATTGATTCTGGCGTTCTTCTGCCTTGTGGAGGGTTTCAAAAGCTCCAATTGGTTCGGGGGAATCGCTGCCGCTGTCATCGTGATAATCGTCGCGCTTGCGGCGTTCGTCATTGGATGGTATATCGCCAATCCCGGCGAATGGGAAAAAGCGAACAATACGACACCGAAGAAAACGGCCGACTCTAAGTCCAAGAAAGAGACAGCCCCACAAAGGCATGTCGAAACGCCGAGACTTCAATCCGCTGTCGAAAAATCAACACCACAAGCCGAAGCCTCTCCCGCAACTCATGTTTCACCGGCTCCAATCAAGGCCGAACCAAAGCCGCCGGCGAACGCCTCCGCGAAAGAGCCGGTCGTATCCGCTCCGAGGATCGCGGTCAAGACCAACGCTTCCGCATCGCGCACCGAGACCGTCGACGGCTCGTATATCGGAAAGGTTTATGTATACGACCCCAAGCCGGCACTCAAGATGAGGGAAGGCCGGGAGACACTGCTACAGGTCTGCCGGCGCAACGTCAAATTGAAGAGCGCGCTGACCCGTAATACATGGAGTTCGGGCATCGATTCCGGTTTCGCGGTCGAATATAAAGGCAGGCCATTTGGGGTGGTGTTCAACGACATCGCGGAAAGACACGTCAGAGCTCTGTTCTCCGCCGGGGCGCAGACCATCAATCTGCATGCGATACGCGAGGGCTGGTACCAGCGCGGCATACCGGAAGTCGCGGTACTTCTGCCAACGCTCGATGAGGCGCGGAGAAAAGAGCAGGGGAACGATGCCCTGGATGATTACAGCCTGCGCGAACAACTGGGGATTGCGGCCCTCATGCCGGACACGGCCTTCAATATTTCACAAACCAACTGGCTTGCCGGCCCCTCGCTGGTGCCGGAAGAGGGATACGCATTGTTCTCGGCTGATGTGGCTTATAGTCCGGTGCCTGAAGACTCAAAGGCGAAGCCTCATATCCGTATCAGTGACCATGCCACCCATGCCGTTATCGCCGACATCTCCGCCCGCTCAGCAGATTACGGCATGGCCAACATCGTCGTAGATAAACATGTGAGATTGCTCGTATCCAAACGGTTCTCCGGCTATAAAGCTGAAGCATTCTCCGTTTAAAAAAGAAAATTGCCCTGCCGGCGTTGCAGCGCCAACAGGGCGGTTGAAGAATCCAGCTAGTTCAAGAAAGGAGGACGCTTCGCCTACCTATCATAGCCGATAGGCCTGGCGGAGCTATACCCGAAATGTCAGAAGAACGCGAGTGTGCTGCCGAAGTAGTTTCCGCGCTCCTGCGGGGTAAACTCCAGGGACAGCAGATGGTATTCCGGGTCGTCGGGATCCGGCCCCTCGTCCATGAATCCGAATCGTGTGAACAGGTCCATGCTGGGCTTGTTGCGCGGATCCACCTGGGTGAGCACGAGTGGCGTGCGGTTGAAACGCCAGGCATCGTCACGCAGGCGCACGATAACCGAGGAGAGCAGAGTGTCTCCGAGATGTGTGCCACGCACCTTCAAAGCGGTGGCGATATACGAGATCTGGTAGACGCCCTCATGCTCATCGGTCGTTTCCACGGCTACGCCGTATTCGCAGAAGCCGACCACGTCATCATGCAGGGGAATATCTCCGGATACGACAAGAAGCGTGCGCATGATCCCCTTCGGGGTCTTGCGCACGCTGAGGTCACGTATGTAGCGTTGCGGGTCCATCGCCCATTCGGGGCCTCCAGGTTCACAGCACAGGAACTGCCTGAGGGCCGTCTGATGGTCTCTGGAGCATTCGCGCTCAATGACGAGCTTCAGACCCATCGATGGTTTCCTTCCGGGCCTTTGCCCTGCGTTCCATGTAATGGCGGGCGCTGCGGGTCAGCTTCATCCATTTCTCGTCCACGGCGTTGCGTGGCTTGCCGTCCTCGGGCGGCACGTATGCCGGAATCGGCTTCACGCCGGTATCGGTCATGGTCATGGCCGTCTCCTTTCCGATTTTGGCGTAAAGAGAATATTCTATTAATTTCCCTGTTATCCGTCAAATCTCATTAAAACACATTAATACCAGTTAAAACACGTTAAAACCGAAAACAAGTATGAGCGAGTGAAAAAATCATGGCGAACATCACCAGATACAGGACGGCCAAAGGCGAAAACAGGTATCGAGTCCGCTATCGGAAACCCGACGGCACGCAAACCGACAAGAGGGGCTTCCGCCGCAAGATTGACGCGGAGACGTGGGCTGCGGAACACGTCACCATAGCCAAGGCCACCGGCAGCTACATCGACCCGGAAGGCGGCAAACAACGCATAGGCACGCTGCATGACCAGTGGATTGCCGAAAAGAAGCCGTTTTGGAAGGCGACTTCGGGTTCCAACATGGACAGCGCATGGAAATGCCACTGCGAGGCCAAATGGGCAGAACGGCAGATAGGCAGCATCACACACGCCGAAGTCCAGGCATGGGTCGGAAGCATAATCGATAAGTCCGGCGCACCATCCGTCAGCCGCCCATACCAGATCATGCAGGGCATATGCAGCATGGCTGTGCGGGACAAGCTCATCTCCTCCAACCCGTGCGACGGCATCGAACTGCCGAGACTCCCCAAACGCAAGGATCGCCGCATCTACCTGACCATTACCAGACTGCTGGCACTCGCCAACGAAGCGTCGAACTGCCGGAAGCTGGGAGAGGAGCGCCGGGCGCTCATACTGCTATTGGGCTTCTGCGGGCTGAGATGGGGCGAAGCGGCCGGATTACAAAGACGCGATCTCGACTTCGACGCCGGCATACTGCACGTGCGCCGCAACCTCGTATACGTCAACGCCAAATGGGCCGAGGGCACCCCGAAGAACCACGAACGCCGTGACGTGCCCATGCCCCGCATAGTCATGGACGCGCTCAAACCGATATGCGAGCAACGCGAACACGAGGAGCGCGTGTTCCGTGACGTGCGTGGAGGCCCTATCCGCAAGCAGAGCCTCGCCCGCGAGACGGGATGGTGGACGCACACGCTCACCCGTCTGGGCTGGAAGCGGGACGATTGGCCGGTGCCTCACGACCTGCGTCACACCGCCGCCTCGTTGGCCGTGCATGCGGGCGCGAACGTCAAGGCCCTGCAGAGGATGCTGGGCCACAAGAACGCGAGCATGACGTTGGACGTGTACGCGGATCTGTTCGACAGCGACCTTATGGACGTGGCCCGTCTGCTCGATGCCGCCGTGCAGGTGGAGACGGGCGTGGAAGAATGTGGGCAAAATGTGGGCAAAAACGTTTTGAAGCCCGTCTGAAACCCTCAGAAACGTTGGAATCACGCCATTCCTGCAAACGGTGGTTCTTCAGCAAGTTGAAGGACGCACTGAGCTGAGAGCGGATGCGTTCTTGGCTCCCCTCAGAGAGGGGAGCCAAGTCTGTTACTTCAGCAGGGAGCGGCACATGGAGCGGTATTCGTTGACGTAGCCGCCGCCGAAGAAGACGCAATGGCCGGCGATGGGGTAGAGCTGCCAGAGCGTGATGCGCTCCTGCCATCCGGCCTTCAACGGATGTACGGACTGGTAGCCCTCGGTGATTTCGCTCAGATAGCTCATACCGAACAGGTGCAGCATAGCCAGATCCTCCTCGCGATGACCGCCATGTGCCGCCGGGTCGATGAGCACGGCCTCGGACTGCCCGGAATCGGCGGTCCACATCACATTGCCGCTCCACAGATCACCGTGGATGCGCGCCGGCTTGTCGGCCGCGGCGCGGCCCATCAGATCCGGCAGCGCTTCAATCACACGCTCAGTCAACTCGACATCGCGCTTATCCAGCTCGCCACGTCTCACACCAAGGTTGACCATCGGGCGCAGACGTCCATCAGCGAAATAGCTGATCGGGTCGGTCCACTCGCCGGTATCCATTTTCACCGGGTCCTGCAATGGTCCGAAATAGCATGTGCCGTTATATCCGTCAGGCGCAGACCCGAAATACTTGGCACCCGCATCATGCATGCGGGCCAGAGCCGCGCCAAAAGCTCGTGCCGCCTGAGGCGTGGGGGACGCGCTACCCACACGTTCGATATCCAGATAATCCTTGCCCCAGCCGTATACCTGCACCACGCGCGGGCCGCCTTGCGCATGAGCCGCTCCCAACCATTCGAGTCCTCGACCCTCGCATTCGAAGAATCCTTCCGGTGCGAATGCCCTGCTTTTGCGATACGTGGCCATAATGCTCCCTTCGTCGCTTACGTACTATATCCACTTTCATTGTAGAAGCCGCGGATGTTACCGATTCTTAGTGTTGTTCTACACCCCCTTGGGTAGGGTGTTCATCGTCATAACACATCAAATACTTAGAAATCACGAGGGGTTATGAATTTTTTCCAAGCGATCATTCTCGGCATCGTTCAGGCGCTGACCGAGTATCTCCCGGTATCCTCCAGCGCGCATATCCGTATTTTCGGCGATTTGATGCTGGGCTCTGATCCCGGTGCGGCGTTTACCGCCATCATCCAAATCGGCACCGAACTTGCGGTGATTCTGTATTTCCGTCACGACATCATCAATATTCTTACTCACTGGTTCAGCTGCCTGTTCGGCAAGAACGGCAAGGATTGGAAGGCCCGCATGGGCCGCGGCGACAATTACGCCACACTCGGCTGGAACATTATCGTCGGCTCGATTCCGATTATTATCCTCGGCTTCACTCTGCAGAACGTCATCGAAACCTCGTTGCGCAACCTGTGGATTACGGTAACCGTGCTGTTGGTATTCGGCATTCTGCTGTGGATGGTGGATGCCAAGGCTCGCCAGAACAAAACCATGAATGATATGACGTATCGTGATGCATTCCTCTTCGGTTTGGGCCAGTCCATGGCGCTGATTCCTGGTGTGTCCCGCTCCGGCGGCACCATCACCGTCGGTCGCGCACTGGGCTACACGCGTGAGGCCGCTGTACGTCTGAGCTTCCTGATGGCCATCCCCGCGGTGT